CAGAAGGAAAACCGTATAGCTCTTGGTGGCCCTCACAATGGTCGCAAGGCTATTGACTACACATTCATTCTTGACTGCTACCTGCGCTCAACGCACCAGAAGTCAGAAGACGCAGGGTTTGACAACGAGGCGTTCCTAGATTCACTCGTTGCCGCTATTCGTGCAGACCGCAACGCTGGCGCACCTAGCATTATCTTCCAATGGGGAGAAGGCGCTAACGGCCCAGCTGGTGGCGAAGACATTGACATCACCTCGTATTACCCTCGCCAAATAAACGGCAAAGCCGCAGCGACACAAGTAACCTCAACAGTTCGAGTGCGCGTTGTGGAAATTATTGACAACTAAGGAGCATTATGGCTAATTACACATACACAGACGCAACTGCCAGGATTTATCCTGACATTGAATACAACGGATCTACACTCGAAGCACTACCAGGTCAAATCTATGCACTAGACGCTGACCCTGGTGATGGTCGCTGGACTTCATCAACAGCAACAAAAGCCCCTGTAACACCGCCAGAAGCCCCTGTAGAGGCTCCTAGCACCGAATCAACCTCAACCCCAACCACAAACTAAGGAGCGCCTCACATGGCCTTTTTATCCGCCAATAGTTACATGGGTCTCGTTGTCGAAGCGACACGCGGAACCCTACCAACAGGAGGAACTCCGGTTTACATTCCGGTAACAACTCCACAAGTAACGCCAATGCAGACCTTCTTGCGAGACGAAGCCTTCCGAGGCTCACCTGTAATGGTCTATGACCAAGTTCAGGGTGTCCGTCACGACGAGTACGACGCTAAGTTCTACCTGTTTGCCGACACATTTGGAAATTTTGTTAAAGCAGTTCTTGGTGGAACAGACACAGTTACAACAACTGGTTCTTCAAGCTCACACAACATCAAGTTGTTAAACAGCGCTTCAACAGGCTCACAGCCACAGTCATACTCAATCCTTGACTTTGACGGTGCTAACTACTTCACCATTACCGGCGCACAGGCAGACAGCATTAACTTGACATACGGTGCAGAAGCAGCAGCAGACGCAACCGTGAAGTTCTTTGGAAACCCATACACTTCATACACCACACCACCGGCTCCATTTACAACGCTTTCGTTCCCTGCAAACCCGGAACACATGATCCCTGCTTGGGATACAACAATCTCGGTTGGCGGAACTACGTTTAACTACATTCAAACCGGTGAATTGAAACTTGAGCGCAAGACTGCTCCTATTTTCACAATGGGTTCACAGGCTCCTCTAACAAACTTTGCTGGGCCTATTGAAGTAACCGGTAAGTTCACAGCGGTTGTAAACTCAAGCACAGATGTATGGTCAACTGGAACAAACGCAGAAGCACTTACACGCTCGCCACAGGCAGTAGTAATTACTCTCACTGACCCTAACGACTCAACTTCATCTGTTCAGCACAGTATTTCTTTCACAATGACCGCTGCACAATTCCATAACGTCAAGCGCGTTCGCTCAAAAGAATACACAGAAATTGAAGTAGAATTTACAGCAAACGCAGACGCAACCGACGCTACGACTGGTTACTCACCAATCCAGGCAACGATTGTAAACGCATCATCAACGCCTTACTAAACAATAACCCAAAGGGGATAAAATGCCAGCAATAAACCTTCCAAACGGACAGTCAGCCATCTTGTATTCGCGTGAAGAAATATCTGAGCGCACAGCTCGTAACATCTCACGCGCGTACATGAAGGCGGCTGGCTCGGCAGCAAAGATTTCAGCAGAAGGATTTGACGAAAGCAAACCTGAAACATGGACTGTGTTCAGCACCATTTCAGACGAAGACCAAAATAACCTAGACGGATACCAGGCAGAACTAATTGTTGGCATGGTCAAGTCTTGGTCGTTTGGCGATTTGCCGACAACTGATAGCGTCCTTGATTTGCCTAAAGCAATGTTTGAAGCTTTATCAGAGGCTTGCTCAAATGAATTTAACGGGACACTTGATGTTTCGCCGGACATTGACCCAAAAGCCCCTATCGCCGACTAGCGCGGTTAGAGGCAGCACTAAAAGGAAGAGACTCAGGGGTTGACCCTGAGATGGCTGACCTTTTTAGAGAATACCAATTTCGTAAAACTTTTGGTGGGTCACACGAAGATTTTATGAATCAACCACGACAGGTAACTGAATGGTTGATTGCTATTGACGGAATGGTAGAAGAGGTTAAAAATGGCTAGCGGAGTGGTTCTTGTTGGAGAGCATGAGTTCTTTGCAGCTATGGATGTAACTATTGAAGCAGCCAACACCGCCGCTCGTAACATCGTTTACAAGGGCGGAGAAATAATCCGCACTAATGCCAAAAAAGAATTTAGAGACAGACAACCTAAAAGCGTTCCGGCTATACCGACGCGCCCAACAGAGCGTACTGGAAATCTAAAAAGGTCAATAGCCGTACTTCCTGTTTACACAACCGGAAAAGGCGTGTGGGTATCTGAGACCGGGCCAGCATACGGCCCAGGGGTTCAATACTCTCAATACGTAGAAACCGGAACATCAAGGTCGCAACCTTATCCTTACATGAAACCTGGTTTTGATAAAAGCATTGAAGAAATAACAGCACTAGCAATGGAGGAATGGCGCATAGCGCTACAAGCATAATGGGATTCTTACCTCCAGTAGTAGCAAGACTTTTTGCTGACATTCGCCAATACGAAGCAAACATGGCTAAGGCTGATGCCTCCATGTTGAAACTTGGCACAACAACAAAAACAACCAGCGAGGCTATGGCAGCTGGAATGAACAGGATTGCCAACAAGGTTCTTGTTGCCGGTGCTGTTATAGGTGTTGTGTCTGTAAAAATGGCAGCAGATTTTCAATCAGCAACTACTCGTCTTGTAACGGACGCTGGAGAATCTGTAAAAAACATAGACATGATTCGCAAAGGTATTCTTGGAATGGCTGGCGCTGTAGGTGCTACCCCAAAACAACTTGCTGATGGAATGTATTACATTGAATCTGCCGGTTATCACGGGGCGGATGCGTTAAAAGTTCTTAAAGCTAGCGCTCAAGGTGCGGCTGTAGGTTTTACCGACATGGCTTCTATGAGTTCCGCTGTTACCACTGTTCTGAGAGACTACAATCTTGGAGCAGATAGGTCAGCTGCGGTCACTTCTGCGCTTATTGAAACAGTTGCTCTTGGTAAAACCAACATGACATTGCTTGGTTACTCAATGGGTCGAGTTCTTCCAATCGCTGCTTCACTTGGTATTCCGTTTAAGCAAGTTGCGGGTGCAATCGCAACTATGACCGTATCAGGTCAACAAGCTAGATTCGGTGTTCAGCAAATTCGTAACTCATTTTTGAACTTAGCTGCACCAGGAAATCAAGCACAAAAAATAATGGCTCAAATTGGTATTTCGGGTCAACAACTTCATCAAGTTCTTATGGATCCTAAAAATGGTGTTGCTAACGCTTTGAAACTTATTACTGAACAGTTAGCAAAACACTTCCCAAGAGGTTCGGCAGAATTTATTGCAGCTGAAAGAAAAATCTATGGTGGTATAACCGGCCTTTCTGTTGCGCTTGCTCTAGGTGGAACACATACCAAAATGTATATTGACAGCGTTAATAAAATTGGTCAAGCTTACGAAAGCAATAGCAAAAATGTTCTTAACTTTTCTGACGTTGCCACAACTCTTAATTTCAAATTAAAACAACTTGGTGGAGCTTCTTCTGCTTTAATGATTAACGTTGGAAATTGGTTGCTACCAAAAGCAACCGACATTGTAAACTGGGCCAACGGAATTATCATTTATTTCCAAAAGCACCCTGTTCTTTCTAAGGCCGCTGCGGAACTTGCCGGTGGACTATTTGCAACCGCTATTGGAATAAAAATTTCTGGTATTGCTATAAGAATGGCAGGTTTATTCGGCGCAGAAATTTCTACTGCTTGGGCTGGCCCCTGGGGTCTAATAATAGGCGCTGCTATTATTACTGCAATAAAAGAAAAAACAACACAACAAATTTCAACCGTATTGCACCCAGACAAGGGAACTCCCTGGTGGAAGAATGTTACTAACGCTATTGGCGTTGCGTATAATTACATGAGAAATTTTGCTGTTCCTTATGGATTTGGAAACAAACTCCCTTCATACAGTCCATACGCTCCAGGATTTGGATTTAGCGGAACCACAGGAATCACATCAGGTGGGTTCCTTCTCCCAAGCGGTGTTAATCCTGCCAACCTTCCTCTTACTGGCTCTGCTTCACAAGTCACAAGAACTGTTGTAAAAACAAAACTTGGCGTTAGAGTTTACGTCACTCACTAAAAAGGGAACTAATGGTAGATGAATACGATTCAAACGTTGAGGTTGCTATTGACATTCAGGTTTTTGTTCAAGCACTTGTAGCAAATCCTTCTGCAATGAAAACTCTTGCTGACGCTATTAGACTTGCAATGACAAACGACGTTCGCAACAAGGGAAACTTGTTTGGTGTTACCGCGCAAAAGCAACTTAACAACCAGACCAAACCTCCTAACTTGCAGGTGAACACAACCAGAAGAGTTCAATAGTGAAACTTGATTCTCTACCTACGCTGGATGTTTACATAGCCTTTAAACCAACTGCTAGTGGCGCTACTTTGTTTACCGCCAATCAACAAGCTCTTCCTGCTTCTGGTGCTAGCAATACTTACTGGACAAACGCATCTGCTTATGTTCAAGATTTTCAAACTCGCGCTGGTAAACAACACTTTCTTGACCGAGTTGAAGCCACAACTGTTTTAATGACAGTCAATAACCGAAATGGGTTTTTTACCAACGGTTCTGTTAACGGCACTGGGTCTGTTTTAGACACTCGAAATCCTATTGCTATTACCGCAACTTGGAATGGAACTACTTACCCTATTTTCTGGGGGATTACCGACAGTATTCAAGAATTGGTTGTTGACGCACTTAACTCTGAATTACGAATTAACGCCTCTGACTTGACAAAATACTTAAGTCTTAAAGAAATGGCTTCGGCTAACTTTTGGTCGACTTATGCAAACACTACGTCAACTACAAATTGGTATCGTTGTGACATTACGGCGCAAGCTTCTGTTACCGGTGCGGTAAGTCCATCTGTTGCTTACGGTGTGGGTTACACGGACTACACGGCAGCCAACAATTTTCAATCTGGTCAATACGTTTCTGTTGTCAACCTTTCAACAATCACAGGTGCTTCGCTTAACACTGGTTCTACATCTGCTTACCAAGTGTACGGAACACCAACCGCTTCTTCTTTTACCCTAGCCTTTAACCCTGGTGCTGGAATTAACGGAACTGGTGGAACCGCAACGGTAATGAACACTGCCGACCAAAAGGGTTCTGGTCTTGGTTATTATTACGGTGCTGTTTCGTTTCAGACAAACGGTGCAATGGTGTATGACAACAATGGTTCAGTTGACCTTGCTGGTGGCTCTACAAGTCCTTCTGGCTACATGTCTATTACCAACGTTCCAGCATCTACTTCTGGCGGATTGGATTTCTGGTTTCTTGGTGGAGGCTCTGCCGGTACTCAGATAACAACAATCGAAGCTGGTGGTTATGGTTCCGGTGGGCCGAACATTCAACTTTGGGCTTCGCCTAGAGGCGTACTTGAAGCAGTGCTTTATGGTCAATCAATCGGAACAATTACTTCTGCTACTTCAACGTCAACCGCTCTTACCCTTCACGGAAGTTTTGCGTCTGGCGCTTTAAGTACAAACTTAGCATCTGGTCAATGGTTAAAACTTACAGGATTCACACCTTCCAACTGGAACGGTGAATGGCAAATTGCAAGTTCAAACTCAACCACCATTAACCTAACCAGCACTAATCACCCTGCAACTGCAACGGTAATTGGTAACGTTAGTTCTGTAATACTTTCAAACGTAACAATAAGCAACGGTTATTGGCATCACATTGGTCTTGTTAATAATTCCTCTAACCAACTGTGTATTTACGCCGACGGAACTCTTACACCTATTTCATGGTCTGGTTCGTACTACAACGGTTTTTCTACATACAACGCAAGTTCTTTTAGTTCTGCCCCTCTTGTTATTGGCGGATCTAATGGAAACTTGGGTGACACAAATACTGCTGCCGCCTGTCCTTGCATTATTGACGAAATTATTATTAGTAACAACAGCAATACTTCTACGCTTTACTCTTCGGAAGTTCTTTCAAGGTATCGTGCTGGTTCTTTACTTCAACTCGGTTTCCCAACAACCGCAACGAATTACACATCAGCTGACCGCATTGCTGAAATTCTTACTATTGCTGGATACGGACAAGTTGTTGGCAATTCCATAACTTTGAATTCAAACATTTTCTACGTTAACGGTGTTGCCTATTCTTATTTAAGTGGACAAGGAGCAGTTGTTTGTGAGCCTTTCTACTGGGATGCACCAATTACAGGGTCAACAGCTCTAGATCTTATTCAGCAAGTTACAGACACCGACATTGGTGGATTTTTCCAAGATGGCAACGGACACTTCCAGTTTTACAATCAGAACTACTACGGCACTTGGACGTGGAACTCAACAACAAATACTGGTTCATGGGCTTTGGGAACTCGCGGATCTACTGCTACGGCGATTTGGTCGGATACCAATACTGGCGTACCGTATGACGGCCCAAGCTTACAAACAATGCGAGACGACGTTGACTTGTGGACAACTGTAAAAGTTACACCACAGGCAGGTATTGAACAACTTTACGAAAACACATCTGCCGAGCCGCTTTACGGATCCTCAACACTTGTTAAATCTTCGACGCTTCACTCAACGCTTAACAGTGCGCTTTCAACAGCAAACTTCTTGGGTTACTTGTTTAGAAGTCCAATACCTCGCGTTCAAAATGTTGAATTACGAGCTGAGTCAACAAACCAATCATCAAGTACACCAATCGGTTATTACATACCTAACCTTATTGGAACTACATTTGGTACTGTAATTAACTTTCAGCGCACACCACCTAACGCTTCTGGGGCAGGAATCATAAACACTAACTACGTTGTAGAATCTGTTTCGCACGACTTTCAGGCTGACCCTGGACAATGGCACACGTCTTTTGTTCTTGATCCATACCCAGTGAGGACATAATGGCAAACGTACCTAATACCTCTACATCAGGTCAAGTTCTAACCTCAGTTGGAGACGGCACTAATGCTTCTCGTTGGGGAACCGTGTCTAGCGGTGGTTCTGGTATTACGCAACTTACCGGCGACGTTACGGCTGGCCCTGGCTCAGGCAGTCAAGCTGCAACGGTAGTTGCATTGCGTGGAAAACCAATTAGCACCACTGCACCGTCAAACGCTCAGTTGCTTATTTCCGACGGAACAACTTGGAACCCTGAAACAATGGTTGGTGACGTAAGCATTACTAACACAGGAAACACTTACGTTTCAGGAATACTCGGAACAGGGTTTTCTAATACACCGACAACAGGTCAATACCTTTCTTACGTCAGTGGAACACCCGGAACTTACACCTGGGAAACCAGTTCTGTTTCTTTGCAAAACTCTATTGGTATTCAGATTCAACAGATTACCGGCCCTGCATCTGGCTACTCATCTGAGGTTACTTGCACAACTGCTTTCCCTCATGGGTTTTCTGCTGGTCAATACATCACCATCATTAACAACACGCCCTGGTCTTACAGTGGTTCAAACTACGATTACAACAATCCGTTTATTCTTATTCAACAAGTTCCAAGCAGTACGACTTTTAACTTTACTGCGTCAACACCTGTAAACACAGGAACAGGTCTTGGTGGAATTGCGTACGCTTATCAA